GCTGTTTGTGCATATTCCTGATCTACATGGCAAGTATGATAATGACAATTTTATTAACACCACTGTGTCTTGTTCTTATTGTTCGCCCTTTGCAGGACAGACCCCCCTTAGCGAAACAGCAGTGGACAGAGAATTTGCCAACACACAAAAGTCATATGGATTTTGGATGGTGCCACCAGATGTAGACACAAAGGTATTAGTGGTGTTTGCTGATGGCAATCCTAATGATGCATATTGGATAGGTTGTGTGTATGAAGATTCCATGAATCACATGACACCTGGCATAGCCACAAGTAAATCCAACAAGTTTGTTGGCAACTCTGCACAGAATGAAAAGTATTATGTTGAAAATGAATTAGATAATGCTCCAGTTGCTGAAGCACAACGCAAAGGCGAATCAAGTAATGTAGCAAGAATAAATCAAACTGCAAGGGACGATGTTGCATTCACTACACGTCCAGTGCATCCTTTCCAAACTGACACACTCCTTGATCAAGGACTGGCCAAAGACAGTGTGAGAGGCACCACATCAAGTTCAGCCAGAAGAGAAACTCCTTCGCAGGTGTTTGGCATTTCAACACCAGGACCCATTGACTTTGAAGGACAACGCACTGCCAAGCGTGAATCCATCAACAGACATGGAAAAATTTATGGTGATTCAGGTGACGAATTTGATTTCGAACGTGTGGCACATTCAAGATTGGGAGGCAATACGTTTGTTATGGACGACGGCACTCCAGTGCTGAGAGAAGGTAACATCAATGCCACAGAAATTGAAAATGAGTTGATTCGATTGAGAACACGGTCTGGAGCACAGTTGTTGTTGCACAACACAGAAGGACTGGCTTACATCATCAACAACGATGGCACTGCATGGATTGAATTTTCCAAAGATGGCAAAATTGATATCTACTCCAAAGACTCTGTGAGTGTGCATACTGAAAACGATTTCAATCTCAGAGCAGAACGTGATTTAAATTTAGAAGCAGGCAGAAATGTTAACATCAAAGCCACTGGACAAAACACAGGAGATAATCTTGTAAATTCGACTGGATCAGCTATCACTGGCAGACTGCACTTGGATGCTCGCAACATTGAAATGATTGCAAAAAAAGACACTGACGGCGGAGACATCAAAATCAATGCCAACAATGATTTCCAATTGTTTGCCACTGCCAACGGAAAGATTGAGGTAGGCACAAATGTTGATGTGTTTGCAGGCACAGACTTTTTGGTCAACACAGGCAGTGAAATACATTTTAATACTAGTGGCAAGGTATCATCTGGTCATGTTGGAACCACTGTCGTGCAACAACTTAGTCTCTTCGACAATGTAGGAGTAAATCAAACCAAATCCATCATGAAGCGTGTGCCCACTGAAGAACCTTATGCTGAACATGAAAACATCAGAAGAGATTCCGCCACTCCAGATCAAACAGACAGAGAAAAAATAGATGTAAGATTTACGTCTAAAGCAAGGGCCTCTACTTCATAATGCCTGGTGTATGCAGAGATAATGATGCCGCAGTTGGCGATCTTATCCCAAGCCAGTCCACTGTGTTTGCTAATGGAGAAGAAATAATAGTCAATGGTGATGACGTAGCCAATCATGGACTACCTCCACACGCCGCACCCACTATGGTTGCTGGTTCTAACAATGTGTTTGTTGGAGGCACAGCAGTGTGCAATGCAGGGGATTTAGCCACATGCGGAGATGCAGCCACAGGATCTTCGGATGTTTTTGTAGGTTAAATATAACAAATGGCAGTTGTAAATTTTTCAGATAGCAAAAACACCAAACAAACTTCGGTGAATTCACAAATATTCAAAGGGTTTTCTACACAAGGCCGAGAATTCAAAGATCCTAAATTGTATGATGTTGAGTTGGTCAAACAAGATCTTTTGAATCATTTCAACATACGCAAAGGCGAAAAACTTGAAAATCCTGATTTTGGCACCAACATATGGCTTTATGTGTTCGATCCATTAGATGAAGAAACAAAAAATTTAGTAATAGAAGACGTTGAAACAGTGGTCAACTATGATCCTAGAGTAACACTTGACCAGATAGAAGTTCAAGAGTCTGATCACGGACTGTCAGTCAAAATGACTGTGTTGTATATAGGATATGCCATAGGTGAGACAATCAATCTCTTGTTTGATCAAAATCAAGGATTATTGGTTGGACCAGGGCAAGTATTCACCAGTCAATCATCAACTTATTAACTACACACATTTTATTTGCAATAAATATTCTATATGGCTTCTAACACCCGACAGAACACTTTACTAGCCAACACAGTGTGGCAGAAAATTTATCGTACATTTCAACAAGCAGACTTCAAATCATATGATTTTGACACCATTCGACGCACACTAATTGATTATCTACAACTGAACTATCCAGAGTCATTCAATGACTTTATTGAATCTTCAGAATACGTTGCACTTATTGATATGATATCATATGTGGCACAAAGTATTTCTTACAGAGTTGATCTAAATGCAAGAGAAAATTTTATTGATCTTGCTGAACGTAAAGAATCTGTGCTTAGACTTGCACGATTGATTTCGTATCAACCCAAAAGAAATACACCTGCATCTGGATTTTTGAAAATCACTTCGATTGCAACAACTGAAAGTGTTTCAGATTCCAACGGACAAGATATTTCCAACACTGCAATACTTTGGAATGATTTAACAAATGACAATTGGGAAGATCAATTCAACGCTGTGTTGAATGCAAGTTTGCCTAAAGGTCAATTTGTTAACAAACCTGAAATGAGTGATACAATTGCTGGCATACAGTCGCAATTGTATAGAGTAAATGGATCTAATCTTGGCTTACCGATAGTGCCATTCACAAAAAATATAAATGGAGTTAACATGCAGTTTGAAATTACTCCATGTTCGTTTGCAAACGAATCTTACATTTACGAAGAACCACCAGTGTCTGGCAATTCACTAAGTCTGTTGTATAGAAATGACAACAAAGGATTTGGTTCTAATAACACTGGGTATTTTTTCCATTTTAGACAAGGCACATTAAATTCAAAAGATTTTGCAATTAAAAACACAGCACCAAACACAGTGGTATCCATTCAAGAAAACAACATCAACAATGAGGATGTGTTTTTGTTTAAACTTGATCAGAATGGTTTGCTTGAACAAAGATGGAACAAAGTGCCAGCGATTATTGGCAACAACATAATCTACAATGAGTTATCTAATAATATTACACGTCAATTTGCTGTAGTAACCAAAACAAATGATCAAGTTGACCTAGTGTTTTCAGATGGCGTGTATGGAGCATTGCCACAAGGAAACTTTAGATGTTACTTTAGACAAAGCAACAATTTAACTTACAACATCAGCACTAGCGACATGCAAAATATTTCCATTGAACTTGATTATGTTTCAAAAAGCGGACAAACAAATACATTGACAGTGAATGCGTCGTTGCAATCAACTGTGACCAATGCTTCATCAACTCAAACCATACAAGATATCAAGACACAGGCACCACAATCTTTTTATACAAACGGTAGAATGATCACTGCAGAAGATTATCAAATATTGCCTATCACTGAGAATCAATCCATTGCCAAAGCTAAGTCTCAAGTAAGATCTTCTTCTGGAGTATCAAGGTTCTTAGACATCACTGATCCTACTGGTGTGTATTCGCAGACCAACATAGTTGCAGATGATGGATTGCTGTATCAAGAAGAAGGCACGTCAACATTTGATTTTCAATTTACCACAGCAGATGACATTGAGAAAGTGATCAACACAAGTCTTACAGATGTGTTAACTGCTAACCCATTGAAACAATTTTATTACAAAAATTATGATAAAATAACTGCCCCCACAACAACATGGAACAAAACCACACAAACCACAAATCAAGTCACAGGATATTTTAAAGATGCCAATGGCGATGCAACTAGTGTAGGATCCAACACAACCAATAACTTAAAATATGCCACAGTAGGGTCATTATTAAAATTTGAACCCACTGCAGGGTCACATTTTATGCCTAAGTCAGGCACACAAATGACAGGTGCTGGCGGCCATCCTGGCTCTGCTGGAGTAATTTGGTGTAAGCCTTCAACAATCACGCTTGATGGATCAAACGGTGGCACAGGCAATCTTGCAGACGGCACCGGCCCGATTATTTTAAATGACCTAGTGCCAACTGATGCAAGGCTCACAGAAATTATTCCTGCATTTGTTGATTCTGTAGATGAAACACTTAAAAATTCAATTATCAGCAATGTTACAGACTACAAAAACTTTGGCTTGTCATACAATGTTGATGATCAAAAATGGAATGTGGTTACATCAGATAATTTAGGTTCAGGCGAATTTGACTTATCTTTTCAAGGTGACACCACTGAAGCCAACAAGGATAATTCATGGTTGTTAAAATTTACCACTAATGGAGTAAGTTACACAGTGACATACAGGGTTACTGAATACATATTTGAATCTAAAACAAGAAATAAATTTTATTTTGATCCAAATGCTAAAATAGTTGATCCTGAAACTGGCTTTACAATCAAAGACAAGATTAGAATTACTAAGAGCAATGTTGGACCTGACTTTGTTAGCAGTCTAGTTTATGACTATGACTGGGCAATTGTTGGCAATGTCACAGGCGATGATGGATACAATGACACTAGGAAAATTAAAGTAGGATTTTTTGATTCAGACGATGACGGAATAATTGATAATCCAGATCTGTTTACAACCATTGTTGCACCTGACACCAGCCTGTCTGACAAATATGTGTTTTTTCAAACTGCAACAGTAGAAGGATTTGATCAACTGAATGTAGTTGACCAGACAACTTTTGTAGTCAATGAAAAATTATCTGATATCACTGATTTCTCAGTGTATACTGACAACCAATTGTTTTACTTTTATGATACCAATACTTTTTTACAGTATGACTCTACCACAGATACAACTAGCAGTGTTAGTGGCTATACAGCAAAGTTAGGAAGACAGGATTTAATTTATAACTACAACCACGGTGCAAGTAGATCAAGAAGAATTGATCCTGGTGTATCTAATCTTGTAGACATCTATGTGATGACAAAAAGTTATAACACAGCACTAAGAACATGGCTAGCCAATAGCCAAGCAACTACTAGACCTGTTGCGCCTACCATTTTCAACTTAGAAGATCAATATTTGTCGTCATTGGATAAAGTTAAGTCTGTCAGTGATGAAATAATTTTTAATCCAGGCGAGTATAAATTACTGTTTGGCCCAGGATCTGATGCAAGTTTACAAGCACAGTTTAAAATTGTAAAAAACCCATCTAGTTCTGTGAGCGACAACAAAGTAAAGTCAGATGTAATAAGAGCAGTTGATACTTTTTTCCAAATAGATTTTTGGGATTTTGGTGACACTTTTTATTTTACAGAGTTGGCAGCTTTCATTCATAATCAATTAACTCCAGATATTTTAAGTGTGGTCATAGTGCCAGCACAGTCTACATCTGGATTTGGTTCATTATTCCAAATTTTTGCAGAAGACAACGAACTGTTCATATCATCCGCAACAGTCGATAATGTAGAAATTATTAATAATATTTCTGCGGAAAAATTAAAAGCCAGCGGAGCAGTTGTGACAAGTTCAACAGATGCCACAACTACAGCAACAGGTACAGTAGCAACCACTGTGGCGACTGCAAGTTCATCAACATCGAGTTCAACAACAACCAGTTCAACAACACCGAGTTCGAGTTCAAGTTCAAGTTCAAGTTCGTCTAGTGGAGGCTATTACTAATGAGCAAATCTACTAGATCTTCTTCACAACTTTTACCACAAATTTTTCAAACAGAAAAGAACAAAAGGTTTATTAATTCGACCATTGATCAATTGATCGAACCATCTGTGTTAGATAGGCTTAGTGCATACATTGGACAGAGATATAAGCCATCATATCGAACCACAGACATATATTTAGATGAAAGTTCTTTACAACGTCAAAGTTATCAACTTGAACCAACAGTGACATACAAGACAGATGGTTCCAACATTGACTTTGCTTCTCAATATATCGACGCAGTAAATGAAATAAAAGCACAAGGCGGCAGTAATGAAAAGCATGATAGACTTTGGGAACAAGAATCTTATTCATACGCACCTCCAGTAGATCCTGACAAACTTGTAAACTATAGACAGTATTATTGGATGTCAAAAAACTTGTCCCCAATCATATTGGATGTTGGTCCAGGCACCACTTCAAGGATTAGTGTTGTAAACAATGCACTAGGAGCATATGTGTTTTCAAACAAAATTGATCAGGACAATCCAGACATAGTAGTTTACAAAGGCAGCACATATGAATTTTCAATCAATGCGCCAGGCCATCCTTTTTACATCAAAACACAATATGGCACCGGCTCAAGTGATCAAGTGTCAGATGAACATGTTACCAACAACGGTGCAATGGACGGCAT